GTGGTGGAGATGGTGGAGGAGGCGATGGCGATGGGGGTGATGGTGGTGGTGGAGATGGTGGGGGCGAAGGTGGTGGTGGAGATGGTGGAGGAGGTAATGGAGATGGGGGTGATGGTGGCTGAGGAGATGGTGGAGGTGATGGCGATGGGGGTGATGGTGGTGGTGGTGGTGGAGGCGAAGGTGGGGGAGGCGATGGCGGAGGTGGCGATGGTGGAGGAGATGGTGGAGGCGAAGGTGGTGGTGGAGATGGTGATGGTGGTGGAGGAGATCGTGGTGGGGGAGATGGCGGATATGATGGTGGTCCTGAAGGCGGCGGCGATGATGGTGGTCCTGAAGGCGGCGGCGAGGATGGTGGTGGCGGCGGCGGCATTAAAGGCGACGGCGGAGGTGTTACTGGTGGTGGGGGTGATGGTAGTGGTGGTGATGGCGGCGTTGAAGGCGGCGAAGATGGTAGTGGCGATGAAGGAGATGGCGGCGGCGGCATTAAAGGCGACGGCGGAGGTGCTACTGGTGGTGGTGGAGATGGTAGTGGTGGCGACGGCGGCATAGAAGGCGACGGCGGGGGTGCTACAGGTGGTGGTCCGGTAGGTTGCGGCGACGGCGGCGTTGAAGGTGGCGGTGTCGGCGGTAATCTGTCTGTAATGTGTGTGTTGGACGGGAAATCAAATAATACATCAGTATAATTGATAATCGTATAATCAAGATCAATTACTTCCGCTGTATAATATAAACAGTCTAAGTGATTTCCTTTATCATTATCATATTCAATATTATCCACATAATTTCCAATCGTATATTTATAATGCTCGCCATCACTTTCAAACTGCTCTTGAATTTCCTTCTCAAAATTAGTAAAAATATTATATTCTTTTACAATTGAATCACCGAGATATTCAATATTAATTATGGTGCTGTTAATTGTAAAATCAAGACCGTATTCCACCGAATGACTGTCTGTGATGTTGGGTGGTCCATCATATTTATGAGATAGATGACCGTAGACGCTACTGAATAACATAAAATTCATAACTGTCGCTTTTTGTGTATAATTTAAACATATTTATTTATTTTTAAATTCAATTTTAATAAAAATAAATATATTTTAATAACAATAAAAAAATATGACTAATACCACATAGATACTGGATATAGCTGATAAAGTAATATATATATCAAGTTTGCTGTAATTGCGATGAGAGATATCATATTTATTTATAATATCTCTAACTGGACTTTTTAATGGTCGTTCCATTATTATTATTATTATCAATTATTTATATTGTATAAATATATAATGAATAACTTTTTGGGATTGACTGTAACGGGGCTCGTTACTGGTATGGCAGCACGATTTGTTGGTGGTGGAGCCGAAATTTTAATAGTTCCTTTACTTACTTTTTTTGGTATTTTAACATCGCTAAAATCTCGTATCGCTACGAGCCTACTTATGTTATTACCACCTATCGGTATATTTTCTGCTTACACACTTTATAAAGAAGGACACGGTGATATTAATGCTGCTATGTATTTGGCTCTTCTTTTTTCTATAGGAAGTTATTATTCAACCAAAATCACTATGGATATAAACAACGATTTATTAAGACAAATTTTTGGTGTTTTTACTATTATTGCGGGTCTATACATGATATGTCACAAGGAACACTAAACAAATAATTTCTAATTATGGATTATCTCGCTTTGTGTATTCCCACATATCAACATGATTAGGTACGAGGATTGTCTTATTCCATATCGGTGTTCTTGCTGCTCGCCGTCCCCAATCCGTTTCATCTTTCCAAACAACATTATCAATTGTATATTGGAAATTATCCTGATAATCAAGCATATATGGCTCTCCAGAAAGCATACTTTTAGATGGTTTATAGTCCATTGCGATATCAACAACTACAACCTTTTTACGAGCAACTCTAATAGCATTTCTAATTATATTACGATGAGCATATGCAGGCATTTCATGAAAAGCAAACATGATAGTTACCGTATCAAACTCTTCGCACTCGCCATATGTTTCCGCATTACCATAATGGTATTCACTACCAGGATTAAATAGTTTGGTGAATCTAAGCATTTCCGCAGACGTATCTATACCAACACTACCAGGCTTCGTAGAAAATCCAGTCCCACAACACATATCCAAAACACTTCCATCCTGTGAGTTATAAACTTCTTCCCTGATATTTCTACCACCATACGCTGCTCTATCTATTAATTTAGTCACTATAGGAGCCACGATTGCGTGGAGATTTCCCAGCGGACCAGTGTTCCCCAGGTTGTGGATGTGCTGGTCCTTCCAGTAAGGAACTAAATTTAACTGTGTATAAATGATAAAAGATACAAAAATCATTTTATTAAATTACATATTATACAGAATTATTTTTATATCAATTATAAAAATAATATCTATCACTACTGATAGCCTATTCATTTGAATTTATAAGTATTTAAACTCTCTTTCATAATATTTAATATTATTATGAAAGAAATAATAGACAAACTTTGTTGTTCTTATGAGAATCCCGTATCACATCGCATATGCGAAAACATCATTTCTAAATTTGAAAATGAAGAGACCAAAAATAAAGTCTCAAACACAGTTTTTAATACGCAAATGATTAAGATTAACCCTTCTTGTGTAAATTGGAACCAAATAGATAGTAAAATAAGCGAAATAATTTCAAAAATTATACCAAAATATATTTCAGTTGCGAGAGAAACGGTAAAGTTATTCCCATATAATTCGTTTCAGGATGATGGCTATAGTGTTTGCAAATTTAATAAAAATAATGGCTATACAAATGCTTCTACTAATTTTAATTGGAATGATATGAGAGGGGTGGCTATTTTATCAGTATTAATTTTTGTTAATACCGTTGATGAAGGCGGCGAGATAGAGTTCGTCGGCGGTAAAACAATCAAACCAAAACAGGGGGATATGGTGGTGTTTCCTTCAAGTTGGGATATTTTATGGAAGCACAATATACCTATTAGTAGCGATTGCTATGTAATTTCTACTACCTTATTTTATAAACATTAAGACGATATAATTTTTAGTATAAATTATATAAACATATCAAACCAAATTTGATTAAGCATATGAATAATTTAATCTTAACAATAGATAATAGTCTTGATATATCTTTGTGCGACTCACTCATCAAATTATTTAATGATAATGAGGATACAGATTTGGTTATGGAATCGCTGGTAGGAACACATACAGGTAATGTAAATAAGACTGTAAGGAATAACACATATTTCAATATTAAAAACAAAAATGATGAAATATTGGAAGGCATATTGAGAGATGCTTTTAAAGTTTATACCAAATTTCTCTCGGCACAGAACCAATCGCTTGATTTCATTAATAACAATAATATGAAAATAAAAGATACAGGGTTTATGCTGAATAAATATAAAAAAAATACCGGATTTTACACCACACATACAGATTTTAATGGCGATAATTTTCAAACGAATGGCTACAGGATAGTTACTTATATATGGTATTTGAATGATGTCCTTGAGGGCGGAGAGACTGAGTTTATTGATGGGACAAAAGTAAAGGCAGAACGGGGTAAATTATTATTTTTTCCCTCAACTTGGGCGTACTCACATACGGGCAACAAACCTCTATCATCTGATAAATATATTATTGTAGGGTGGTTTCAGTTATATAAGTGATTACTTTTACAAAAAAAAATATCTGCCATGTATATTATATCAATTGCTTATGCCTTAAATTTAATGCTTACCTTATAATTAACGATTTTACAGACGCACGTGCTGGATAATGACGCATAATTATCACCGTGAATTGAGTTCAAATACGTTAGGATTCCTTTTCTGGAAGGACAATTAATGCCGTAGCGATAGAATATCTTTGCGAAGACCATATTCCAAAAGCATATTGGGAAATCTACATATTCTTGAATATTAAATACTGCTCCATCGTCTGTAAATTCAACTGTCTCTAAAAACGGGTCAATTAGTTTATTCATAATAAGCGAATTCCACTCGCATGATTGCTTGCTTAATCCTAAAAGGTTTTCCTTAACATTTTTACCAAATGTATCTTCCAGTTGTGGGTGGAGTCCATTCCTATATTTTCCTCGCACCGACCAATCTGGCGTAGTATCCTTGAAATATGGGACTTGGTAGGTATGAGCGTAATCATATACAGTATGTTTGTAAAAATCCATCATAGGTCGCACTAACATAACATTATTAACGACATTAGACTTCTTTAGGACGGCTAAATCCAGTAAATTTCTACCCCTACAGACATTAGCGACTACATTCTCTACAATATCGTCCTTATGATGACCGAGTAGAATACTATCGCAGTTTTCCTTCGCCATAACTTCTTTGTAAAAATCAAATCTAACATTACGAGTATAAATTTCATATTGGGTGCGTTTTCCCTGTCCCCGAATTAAATTATCAATCGTCTTTACATATAGTTTGATGTCATTATATTTACACCATTCTTCCAGAAATGTCTGCTCTTCTTTGGTTTCTGGGCGGTTATTATAGTTGATATGACACCCGACAACATCATAATTCAGGCTACGCAGTATAGTCGCAATTACCATCGAATCTACGCCTCCAGATAGAGATACAATAAACTTCCGCTTGTTAGATTCAAGTGCGTAGTCTTCGATGCTATTATTCAACTTATTATTGTCGTCATAGATGCCGAACACAATTAGTGTATCTTTGATTTTATTATTCTTGGTTGGAACATATTCAAGAACATTTTTGAAATTTTCCATAATAAAGGTCTTGTCCTCTGTACAACCGAGAGTGAACTTATTAATCCAACGGAGCATTATTATCTGTATTATATCTCATATGATAAATTGATATGTTAATATCAATTTTTAAAATAATAATAATAATAATATTTTAAAATTTGTGTAAATACTGTTTTGTATTAAACATAAAATATAATTTTATAGTATATTATGTTTGATAAATATTACGCCGTTCTGGAATTAAATAATCAAGCTACGCCCGAGGAAATCAAGAAGGCATATAAACGACTGGCTATTAAGCACCATCCTGATAAAAATCCAGATAATAAAACAGAAGCAGAGGAGAAATTTAAAGAGATCTCTCAAGCATACGAAATCGTATCAAATAAAGAAAAATATGGAAACGATAGGGCATTTAAACAAAATCATATGCCTCAAGTTGATCCCAACAAGCTATTCGCTCAGATATTCGCACAGATGAATATACACCCAGGTATGCAGCCTGGTCCCGCTATGTTTATGCAACAGGGAGTCGGTTCCCAATTTATACAGGTTCCACAGAATAGGGTAATGAGATCTACATCTACACGAATTGAAAACGGTAAAAAAATTATGACTATTACCGAACAAATTAACGGTGTAACACGAGTTCAAACCATCGTTTCTAATATATCGCAGCCTACAAATATGAATATAGGTTAAATAGAAAAAAAATTGATTTAATTAATGTTTTTATATACATTAATATAATAATAATCATAACCACTATGTCGTTGCAAAATATCTTGAATGAATTTGTGCCGTTGCGTGCCAGCATTGAAAATAACGACAACGGTAAGATGAAGCTTGGTTGCGTAGCATTCAATCCGCGTCAAAAACATTCGTCCTTTTTACGCGTTTGGTTACAATCAATATAATCTAATGAATAAGAAGTCAGCTATCTGTGCCGATTGTGTTCATGCCGAAGTAGATTGTGTTCAACGTCTCAAAAAATCCGAAAAAAAAGCCAGCATTAATCTTGTCGTTTTCCGCACTAACAACGCAGGAGATAAGCTTATGATGGCGAAACCGTGTGATAATTGTCTCCATGTAATTGATTTCACCCTCAAACGAAAAAATTATAAACTAAAAAAAATAATTTATACTGATGAAGATGGTAATTTTGTAAATATTTAAATAGGCACATTTCTAAATGTTACTGAAATTCGTCTCTCCCGCTTAGTCTTAATATTATCAACTATATCTATTTTTTTTGATATCATTTCGTGTGTCCATAAATATCTCGCATCTTTACTCATAATATATACCGAATTGGGTGCTACATACAGATGTTCGTCTTCATGGTCATTATTCTTGAAAGTCATTGTTGCTCCGCCGCCTAATGTAAAACAACCAATCACACCACCGTATTTCTCTACATCTGTATGTCGACTAATACCCTGTCCTGGTAAGTAATTATTAACTATACATTGGTTAAATACATAATCCTCATTTATAATGTCCATCTCTAAACATATATCCGTTAGTAAATTTTTTAACATCATTAAACATTCGGGAATATCATCACATTTATTCTTGATATTATATGTTTTGTAATCATATTTATATCCATAATGTTGAACCAATCTACTATTTGCGCTATTAGTCAGGGGAACCCATTCAAATTTATCCAATTCAGTAATTATATTTTCAGCAGCCTCCTCTTTAATGTCATTTACATAATATAGTCCTGGGATTTTCAATTCTTCTACCTCAATTGAATCATTATCATCATCGCTCATATTTATATTATGTTGTTTGTCCATAATATAATATAGATTTGTCGAATCAATTTATTTTTAATTATTTATTTATTTATATACGACATTTGGTGGTATCTCCCACGTTGAATAAAGTTCTGCTTTACTCGTGGGTCTATCCAATGCTAATAATCTGGCTAATGCTTCTAACCGCCTTTCCCTTGGAACTTGGCTTGGTTTATCCTTCTGTATTTGTCTTGAAATCTGTTTCCAACGCCATTCAACCTGGAGTGCTGCTTTCCATGTCGGGCAATTCTCTACATAACAATGATAATTCCACGAATGACCGGCATCTACTTGCATCGATGTTTGGTGTGCTCCGCCCTTGATAATTTTATTATGTTGTCTTATTCGTTTATCTAAATCCACTGTCGCACCTATATATGTTCTTCCATTCGTCGCTTCTATAAAATATACAAAAAAACCCATAATAATATACTATTCCAATACTATATTATTACTTTTATTACTTATTAAATATTATATGTAGATTACCGCTTTGTCATTCTTGTGTTTTTGCCAGTTTTTTTATTCTTTTTATTTTTTTTATTTTTTTTATTATTTTTATTTCGCTTTGTTTTCTTACCCCTTTTACCCTTTCCACGTGCGAATTTAAGTGTCATCACGTTGAATGTATCTATATTGCTTTTGTGTAATTTTACCAACGCTTTTTGACCAGTCATATAGTCTTGATATTTTTGGTCGTTTATAGACCCGTCTGGGTTTGTAAATTGTTTCATAAATTTGCTAATTTCTTTTTGGTCTTCAGGTGTAATTGGTCGCATCGTATTTCCATCTTTTAATCCCATAATTTCCTATATATATATTACGAATTAAATTACTAAAAGATTAATAAAAATTTTGATAAATAAGCCCTTATTTATAGTTTTACGCGCTAATGTTTAACGCTGTAAATTAAAAATAATGCTATACCATCTCCCAATCCAGATTTTATTATTTCCAATACCGCTATTTTTTTAACTGTATTAGCGTCTGTTTTTATCATAGAATAACTTTTAGACATACACATATATCTAATGGGATATACTCCAGTATTTGCTATTAGACCGGCTACAAATTTCGCATATGGGATATTCATCATATATATACTGTATAGTGAGGCATATAATATCATTTGACGCAACGTCAACCATAAAATAAATGGTCTCATATCAGGCATTAATTTAAACCGTGATTCAAATTTTTTTGCCTGTAAAAAAATATAGAAAGGCGATGATACTACACCAGCAATAACTCCCCTTACCGCATGATTGTTTAACCTCACCGTTCTGGTATATGCTGTGTTTTGTAATAGAAAAACCATAGGCATTAATAATAACCATTTAAATTCTTCCATATGAAATTCAACCTTTTTAGTAGTCATCATATTTGTCTGTATAATATCAAGTGGTAGAACTGCTAACCCACCACATATAGAACTACCTAATTTATAAGCAATTGGATTAATTAACATTATATCATACTATTTCTGTAATTCTGTTTATGTCATCTTCACTTTTAATTTTTAATACCTCCACTTGATTTACTATATACAATCCATTATTTAATTCTTCACCGATACAAAGACATAGAATATATGTATAAGCCAATCCAGCACCACAAAAGGCTATTGATATACCAAAGGCTATTGATATACCAAATGTTAAGAATGATACTACTCGTATAAAAGGTAGTTGGTTAAGAGAATATAGCCCGACTATTCCTGGTATTAATAGTACAATTCCTTTGGTGAGATTTATTAATATATCTGTCTTTATCCAAAATCCGCAATTTAATCTCTTGGTTTCTATCATTTTTAATTCAACATTTATATAATCTGTATCACATACTTTACATTTCATACAATTATTGTTAGAACTAACGATTCTTAACTGGCATTCATCGTGTAATACCAAATTATTACATTTACAATTACTCAATTTATCTGTTTCGAATGTGCAAATATAACATTCGCTCATATTGATATGATATAGTTATATGTTCTAAAAAAAATATCAATTTTTTTAATATTTATTATACTATTTATGGAATACAGTTTATTTCCTCTTCGCTTTTAATTTTTAATACCTCATATGTTTCTATAATATAGAGCCCTTTCTTCAATTCTATGTATATATACCGACAGAGTAGTCCTATAAAACACAGGCTTGTCGTGATATATATAGCTGATACCCCCATAACGAAACCTTTTACATAGTGGTGGTCGTTGAATGCGCTATATGAATAACAGAATCCACTTACACCTGGTGCCCCTGTGATAATTACTTGAAATATATGTCTCGGCAAGCCCCTATATTTGAAAAATTCACAATTTAATCTCTTAGTTGTTATAGTTTTCAATTCAACATTTATATAGTCAGTATCGCATACTTTACATTTTAAACTATTACTGTTAGATCTAATGATTCTCAACTGGCATTCTTCGTGTAATACCATATTAATACATTTACAATTACTCAATTTATCGGTTTCCAAGGTACAAATATAACATTCGCCCATATTAATATGATATAGTTATATGTTGTTAAATTTATATCAATTTTTTTATATAAATTATACTATTTATTCAATCATATTCAAGTCATCTTTTACATATGTTTGTTTGCATACCTGTTTAATTATTTTTTCATCTACACCATCAATTGATTTACCTACTTGGGACATCGCCTTCGCATAATACATCTGTTTGGCGTCATCATGCATAAATTTGGGGTTCTCTTTGGTCCAATTTGTTAAGGCTGTATAATTCTTATTTTGCGTCTTCTTAATAATTTCCTTAATTTTTGTTCTATCATTATCTTTCTCCCATTTATCATTATCTTTTATATATAATGTTTCCCGTTTAGCGTCGGTGCAGTGTAATGGTCGTTCATATATGCTCAACTTATTCATATTATCCATTATCACTTTTGTAATTCCTTTTTCTAATCCTTTTGTTTTTGTTAAATCTAATTGCTCTAACGACACCTCAATAGATTTGATAAAATCACTCATATTAATTGCTTGCTTACAATCTTCATTCAAAAATACATTAATGTTAAACTGATTAGTATTGTTGCTGTTTGTTGTATTATTGTTTCCTAAATTTGGTGCCATTTCTTTCACAACACTAACAACAGCATCTTTCATCATTACAGCATTAGCCTCTTGTTGTTTTTTCATAAACACATTATTAGCCTCTTGTTGTTTTAAGATAAATTCGGTTATAAATTCCGCAGACACACCAGAATTATTTTTGGAAACTTCTTTACAGAGATTTTTATTTTTATGTTTCCAAAGTCCTGAATTAGTTTTGAAAACTCTTTCACAATTTTCACAAATTATTTTTTCAGCAACGACATCAGCGACTTTTTCATTTCCCGAGATTTCCAAAACTCGCTTTTTATGTTTTAGAGTTGTTAAATGTTTTTCAAAATTAGTTTTATTGCTGCTTTTATAGTTACAACTTTCACAAAAGTATTCTTTTGCAACTTTCGCAACTTTTTCCATTTCCTATATGGAATTATAAAATACTCTTTAAATTGTTTTTTTTTTAACAACTTTTGCATTTTTTTTATTTCCAAACGAGGAAATAATTTTGTTGCATAACAAATATAATTTATATTTATATAAAACATAATGAATAATGGTTATAATTTGAAAATTATTTTAAAAAAGCAACTTTTGCAATTTCCTAAATTTCCAAAGTAGGAAATGTCCAAAGTCGCAAAAATAGAAAATTTTGAAAAATAAGATTATTTATTACAAAAATATAAGAAATTATTAAAATATTTTAGCAGGGTCATCGGGCAAAAAACATAAATTTAAGTATTTGTATAATTTATAGTTTCATTCTTGTCACCAGATTCACATATTGGACATTTATTTTTGTCCAAAACCTTAAAAAAATATTACTTTTGAAATTACAAAAAAAACACAGTTTTAAAAAGAATATATATTTGTTATGTAATAGCATCACAATCGCAAAAAGAGGGTTTTTGGGGGTTTTTGGATACTTTTATGTAAGTATAATATACTTACATAATTTAGTCTCTTACTTATTTTTTTTAAATTCAACAAAAAATTAAAAAATCAAAAGCAATAGTTTTTGATTTTTTAATTTTTTACCACCGCCCTTACCACCCCACCTATTTATGCTTTCTTATTCTTACCATTAATCTTGGCTGCTGCGGCGTGCCATATGGCTTTATCTTCTGGCTCAACATCTTTCCACATAATAGCAAGCCTCTTCAATACCAAATACTGCTTGGGCTTTTTGTTAATGTTCATTACATCCTCCTTAACTTCGGCTTCGTCATAAATAGACTGTTCCGCATCATCACGCATGACACGCTGAAATTCGGTATATCCTGTGATACGCTTCTTTTTGGTTGTCGGCTTGTTGTCGCTGCTCTCACTAGTGTCGCTGATGCTATCATCAGTATCAACTGGCTCTTCAACCAGTTCTTCTTGGGGGTATGCGATGGGCTCAACGATTACAACCTTAGGTTTCTTCGTTGGGATAGCACGCTTTACTTCGGGCTGGACTTTGATTGGCTCCGCTACTTCAGTAATATCACGCATTCGCTTTTCCATCGCATTAATGCGGGTAATCAATAGGTCGAGAGTAGTCATTATGTGTATTTTATTTGTTATGATTATGTATATATATAATAATTCTTTCAATTTTTTCCACATCTAACATAAATTAAATAAAATGTTTTTTATATTTAAAAAATTGCTTGGATGAATACATAATTATATATATTCATAACACACAATATATATAATAATGAGCGGTCAATTAAATGCGGAACAAGAATTGATTTTCCAAAAATATAAAAATGGAGAGAATATATTTGTGACTGGACCAGCAGGTTCTGGTAAATCATTCTTAATTAAAACGATTGTAAATGATAGTGTTGAGAATGACTACAAACTACAGGTATGTGCTTTAACTGGTTGTGCGAGTATTTTACTGAATTGTAAGGCAACAACACTACATAGATTTGCTGGTATTGGTTTGGCGAATAAGAGTATTGATGCGGTTGTTGAAGATGTCTTTGAAAAAAGATACAAGTTGAAGAAGTGGTATGACTTGAAATGTTTGATTATTGATGAAGTAAGTATGATGTCGTTGAAGATTTTACTGATTTTGGATAAGATGGCTCGTAAAATTTATAAGAAAGAGAATACGCCGTTTGGAGGATTACAGGTAATATTTTCGGGCGACTTTTATCAACTACCACCTATTAAATCAAATGACGGTGATAAGGAGTCAAGTATGTTTTGCTTTGAAGACCCACTATGGAATCAATTATTCCCAGCAGATAATCAAATCTTGCTGAAATCAATTTTTAGACAAGACGAAAAGGAGTTCTTGAAAGTATTAAAGTATGTTCGGGAGGGCAGGATTACCAAATCAACACGGGAGACGCTGGAAAAGCGTGTATTTACAGAGGCAGAGATTAATAAGGTGAGAGAAGAGAATGTGGTGACTATCATTTCGCCATACAAGAAGGACACTGATAATATTAATGCTGCTGCTTATAAAATGTTAAGCAACGATGTTGAGAAGAAAATGTATGGTATTAAATATTTAAAGGGTTCAAGGAAGCAAGATGGAGCAGTAGAAAGTGCTGTAAATAATCTATTGATTGATAGTAATGCGTCATTAAAGGCAGATTATGAATTCTTGGCGAATAACATTATGGCGAATACAGCATTAGAGTTAAAGATTGGAACGCATGTAATGTGTATCGCAAACATTTCGCTTGAAAGTGAAATTCAATTGGCTAATGGTAGTCAGGGTATAGTGGTTGGTTTTAAAGGGGGATTACCAGAGATTAAATTCAATAATATCAGGGACCCTATTATAGTGGATTATTTTGTATGGAATTCTGAAGTAAATAAGAATGTAGCCGTGTCTCAAATTCCATTAATTTATGCTTGGGCTATTACAATTCATAAATCACAGGGATTATCTTTGGATGCTGCTATTATGAATATTGGTAAAAATATCTTTGAATACGGTCAAACATATGTTGCTCTGTCTCGTGTGCGGAGCCTTTCTGGATTATATCTATCGAGTTTTGATTACACAAAAATTAGTGCTAATCCAAAAGTGAAAGCGTTCTATAATGCGGGTAGTTGATAATGTTTATGGTCTGGGGGTGGGGGTGCATTAAAAAATTAAATATAAGTGAAGATACAATGATTTTTAATTTTTTAACCAATATTTTTAAAATTGATAGAAATAATCATATGTAATATTATTAGATATAATCAATTATTGAATGAAACAGCATGAATTTAATGATGTCAAATTTATTATTGGAGAGAACGCTCAAGATAACTGGAATTTGTTTGATACGAGTAAGGAGATTAATGAGGATTATGTATGGTTTCACTTGAATAGTTTTGCTTCTCCATATGTAATTATGTATTCCACGATTGACGATATTAAAGCGGTTGGGAAGATAGAAACTTACATAAATTACGGTGCTGCCCTGTGTTTGGAGAAAAGCAAGTATTCTAATTTGAAAGATACGAAAATAATTTATAGCACATTAAAAAAATTAAATAAAGGTGGTAAAGTTGGAGAGATTATAGTATTAGGTAAGCGTAAATTAGTTAAAGTAATTTTCCCCGGCACGATTGAATCCATAGATTAACCCAAACATAGTTGCATACATAATAAATCATATCGTCCCGTTGATTATAGTAATTTCACGCTGCATCATATTTATAAATCTCTCCATTTTTTTAATATATTTATGTTATTATTTTATTAATCTCTCATCAACAATTAATACATGATATAATAACCGTTTCATCAGTGTCATATAGAGGGACTGGACAAGAAGAAGTTGGACGATTAATGACTATATCGAAAGTATTATCTGGGTTTTGAATAATAAAGTTGCTGATGCTTGCTCGCCGTTTTTCTTTTTCGGCAATTCCGTCGTTGGCGGACAACGACATCAGTCTTGTAGCACAGCGAGCCTCCTCTACCCTTCTCTCCCATGAGACAGATCTACCTAATGACGCCACCCATGCCGCTTCAACCCGTCTCTCCCATACAATAGTAGAAACCTCATCAGTTTCAATTTCACGCCATAATGGTATATCAACACTAATTGACCTCCATAGGGTGTTAATTGCGGTAGGTGAGACAATTGGCTCTTCGGCAGGCGATACAATTGCCCTTCGTCTGTTCCAGAACATATTGTATATTTGATTATAATATATATCCAATCCATTCATATCAATTTTTTTTCTATTTCAAATTAATAGAAAAAAAACATAGATAAGTAATCGTTTTTATGTATTAATCAACCAGTTCTCTCGTGCGTCGCAACGCCCGCCTTTCTCTTCGTTCTTTTCGTGCGTCTGACCTTTTCTCTCTTTCCGTATCTTCAGCATGAACTCGTGTTTCCCAAGTCTCTGCCCATGCTCTCGCTGCTGCCGTCCTTACTGTTGCATTCAACATCTCTTCCTTTGCTGCTTTTTGGACTACTTGCATACATAGGTCCATTTCGTTCTTCGCTATCATCGCAACGGCTTCCAATTCAATACTCATATCCCGTGCTACAAGGTATTGTTTTCGTGCTCGTATTACCTGTTCCTCCCGATGCGGTTCTACCCTCGGCGATGTTCCACGCACACGCCGTGCTTCGTCCGCCGCAATTGAAGTTATATCTGTTGCCCTCCCAGCAGCCTTGATTGCGTCTCTGGCGTGTCGTTCCGTAAATTTCATATGTTCGACAGCTTGGTCGAGACGGTCGGCATTCATTACAGAGATTCTGGTAATAAATTCTACATATATAATTAAATTTCCTTTTTAAATCAATTTTTTTTATTCAAAAAACATAAATCTCTCTAATCCTAAAACTAAATTCTAAATAATTTCAAAATTAATTTAAATAATTGTGTTAATTTTGAAGACGATGTCTATGTATCTGGACTTGTAGTATATATTATGTCGGGTATGGGTGGATTAGACGATGTTTTATTCCAACTAGTTTTTGAAATGTCGTGTATGTTGATGTTTGTGCGTATGTCTATGTATGTATGTATCTAATCACTGTCACTACTATCATCGCCTGCGTTAATTATCACACATTCTTTGGGGGCTGGTGCTTGTTTCTTTTTGGGAGGAGGTTTTGCCTTATCTGTTTTAGTTGTGGCGTGTGTCTTCATATGACTACCGAGTCCAGCACGAGTTGGAAAGGACCTATGTTTGTATGTATGTGTATTTTAAATTAAATAAATTAAAATTGATTATTTAAATACAATTTTTCATATTAAAGTATTAAATGACGAAAAAAAAGAGAGAGAGAAAGAAGGTTGATTATTCAAACACAGTTATATATAGATTATATTCAAAGAACCCAAATATTAAAGATGATTATATAGGACACGCTACCAACTTTGTTAAAAGACAAACAAATCATAAGACTAAATGTAATAATAATAAGAATAGTAGCAAAAAAGAATTTCATCTCAAGGTTTATAAATTCATTAGAGAGAATGGTGGATACGATGCATGGCAATTTGAAATATTAGTACATGCTGATGTAAAAAATAAATATGAAGCGGAAAAACAGGAAAAACATTATATAAAAATATTTAAGCCAACACTAAATGATAATGATGTAGGAGTAACTCCCGAAGAAAAAGCCGAAAAAAAAAAAAAATATAATAAGAAACGGGGAGAAGACCCAGAATTTCTAAAGAAAGAGGTAGAGCGTATTAAAAAATGGGTGATAGACAATCCTGAAATCTGGGCGGAAACACAGGCGGCATCAAATGCGAAGAGGCTTGAAAGTTATACTTGTATTTGTGGTTGTTCTACCAGTAAAACTAATGAAGCAAGACATCATGATAGTATAAAACATAAGGCATTTCTAAAAAATAATCCACTTGTTAATTAAAAGAAAAGGGTAGTATTATGTATAAATTTAAAAACAATTTGTTAGGTTGAATGGTATGAAATTAATTAACTTATTTTTTCTTTAAGCCATTTTTCAATATATATATCGTGATTATAATATCTTTGTAGTGATTATTACAAATCTCTCTGTTTTTTTTATAAATTCTAAAAAATTTTCAAAATTAATTTAAATAATTGTATTAATTTTGGATTGTAGTATCTAATCATCATCACTACTATCATCGCCTGCGTTAATTATCACACATTCTTTGGAGGGTGGTGCTTGTTTCTTTTTGGGTGCAGGTTTTGCCTTATCTGTTTTAGTTGTAGCGTGTGTCTTCATATGACTACCGAGTCCAGCACGAGTTGGAAAGGACCTATCACACCACTGGCAGTGATAAGCCTGCAATACGTCACATTTTCCAGTAAAAAAAGAAGTCATTTTGGGTAATTTCAAACAATCGGCAGATTCTTTTAGGTCGATGGCTGTTTTGTTGATGGTTTTGTATAATCTCTCTTTTTGTTGAATGAAACAGGCAAGTTCGTCGTTGATTTGATTCATGGTTTCTTTATCGATGGTAATATTTTCACTATCATTATTAACATTAGATAGTTTGTTTAATTGTTCTGCGAGATTATCAATCAAATTAACAGCAGTCAATATCTTGCATCCGTTATAATCAACATGTGTTAGATACACCAAAACCTTATTTTCTACGATTTCTACACTATAGTCTCTTTTAGTAGCAATACCAGAATGATGTGATACAATAACGCCATGCATATTGTTAGTTTTGCAATCGGCTCTAAATTTTTCAACACCATCAAACCCCACATTTGCCTTGTAATCTTTGTTTTCAATAATAACCATGTCTTTATTCTCTCTACGTAAATGGAAATCACCAGCGTGGTTAGTCTTTGCCATGTTCGAAATCTCCCCATCTTTAAAAATATCATTTAAAAGAGATTCCATTTTGTTTTCGCTCTGTTGTCCTTTGAATGCAGATGTCTTATTTTTCATAAAGTATTCCTTCATACCATCTACAAGGTCTTGTGGGAGAATGTTTTGCATTTTGTGGAAAGCGATTTCATTATCTTTACAGATTAAGTCTTTGTTCCGTTCAATCATCTCGGATATAAGTTTGGTAGTTTCGTCTTTATTCTTTGAAATCAATTCGGTGTTCTTGGTTGTGATAGTAGAGAGAACCTTATTGATGTCGTCTTTGTTTTCGTAAGAGTTTAATTTCAAAATGGATTTATAATTGTCGATATTGCTCGTGTTAATATCTCCAATCACGTTTTTAAGTGTGCCGATTGATTCCATGATTCTCTCTTCAGAAACATTACTGTAATTTCCAGCGAACTTTTCAATAAGGTCAATAAAATTACATAAAATAACTTCTAAATTGATATCGGGATACTTTTTAGCAAACTCGCAAACTTTCTTACTGTTTATGGTCACGCTCATATTTATATATACATACATTATTGTTTTGTCTTTAAGTCATTTTTTGTTTTAATATGTTTCAAAAAAAAACAAATAAAACAAAGTTAGAAACAAAATGATTTAAAAGAAAACAAAGAAAACAAACTGAAAAAAGTAGCAAAATTAATTAAAAAATAATTGAAATCTTTAGTAATAAAAAAAAATCTAACTATAGTTTAATTAAATTAATTTCATTCGTGCTTCGCACTAACAAACTACGTTTGTGAATGAAATTAATTTAATTAAACTATAGTTAGATTTTTTTTTATTACTAAAGATTTCAATTATTTTTTAAGTAATTTTGCTACTTTTTTCAGTTTG